CATGAGCGTACCCAACGACCCAGCTAACCGTCACTACTCTTATGTTCAAGAATGGATAGCAGAAGGTAACACTCCTGCTCCTGAGTTCACTGATGCTGAGATAGTAGCTAATGCTCAGTCTAAGGTTAACTCTGAGTCACTAGCCTACCTAACTGAGACAGACTGGTATGTTACTAGAGAGTCTGAGACAGGTGTCTTAGTTCCAGTAGCAGTGACTCAGGCACGTACAGCAGCTAGAGCAGCAATCACCACATAAGCAAGGAATGGATAACATGGAAGCTAACGCTAGATTTGACAGACTAGAGGCTAAGATAGATAAATTAGCTGATGCTATGGTCAAGCTTGTGGAGATAGATACAAAGATTGATGGTCTATTCAACCACAACAACACACAGGACGCTAGGCTCAACAAGCATAGTGAAGAACTAGACATACATGCCATTAAGCTTGCTCTAGCAGCTAAGACTAGTGGCGGTAACGAATGGTTCATTAGATTACTAATAGCTGCCTTGGTAACAGGCGCAGCCTTTATGATGAGAGGTTAACATGGGCGTATTTAGCGTACTAAGCATGGTCACTGATATCTTTAAGCCAGCAGCAGATCTTATTGATAACTTACATACTTCAGATGAAGAGAAGTTGGTACAGAAAGCTCGCTTGCTAGAGATACAAGCATCTGCTGTGGATAGTGCTACTAAGTACAATCAGGCTATCTTTGAAGGTCAAGCTAAGATTGTAAACTCAGAAGCTTCAAGTGAACATTGGCTAGCAGCTAACTGGAGACCAATCACTATGCTCACCTTTGTAGCTATCGTAGTTGCTAAGTTCTTAGGTTACTCATCTCCTAACATGACACCTGAAGATTACAGTCACTTATGGACATTGATAGAGATAGGGCTTGGTGGTTATGTCGTAGGACGTAGCGTAGAGAAAGCAGTTAAGACTTGGAAGAAATAGTAAAGGAAACAAATGAAAACATATAAACAAACAGTCAACAATGTCCTCATACGCCTACGGGAACGTGAAGTAGCCTCTGTTGAAGAGAACAGCTACTCCAAGCTTATTGGCTTATTCGTACATGACGCTATAGAGATGGTAGAGAGTGCTTGGAACTGGTCTAACCTTCGTGAGACTATGACAGTAACCACTCAAGCTAATATCTTCAACTATGTACTCACTGACTTTGGTGACAAAAGCACAGTACTTGAGGTAATTAACAACACAAGTAATACATTCATGAAGTACCAGACAGCACACTGGTTTAACAATGTATACCTCAACAACACACCAGCCACAGGCTCACCACAGAACTATGTATTTAACGGCCTTAACGCTTCAGGTGACACACAGATTGATGTATACCCTAAGCCCGATGGTGTCTACCAGTTATTCTTTAACGTAATCAAAAGGTCACCAGACGTAGCCTTAGATGATGATTTAGTTAAAGTACCTTTCTTACCTGTGCAGGCTCTAGCCTACGCCATGGCTCTTGAGGAGCGTGGTGAGGATGGTGGTATGTCAGCAGTGTCAGCTAAGGCTCTAGCTAGTAACTACCTCTCAGACGCTATTGCTATTGATGCAAGTAAGCATCCTGAGGAACTAATTTGGGAGGCTGTGTAAGCTATGGCTAAACAACTACTCGCGGCCTCCATTGCTGCTCCTGCATTCTACGGGTTGAACACTCAGGAGTCAGGAGTAACGCTACAGGAAGGTTTCGCACTACACGCAGACAACTGCATCATAGACAAGTATGGTCGCCTAGGCTCACGTAAGGGTTGGCAGACGCTAACCTCAGGCAGCACAGGCGTAGACCTGACTGGTGTGGCTAACTTTAAGGATGTTGCTGGTACTAACGTTATGTTGTCTTGGAATGATACTACATTCTTCTCAGGCACCCAAACGCTCACTACTAGAACACCCACCACAACAGACACCATATCAGCTGGTAACTGGCAGACAGCTACACTCAACGATCATCACTTCTTCTTCCAACGTGACTACATTCCATTGGTCTACAGTGCTGAGACAGGCTCTACTGTATTTGACTCAATGGCAGTCCACTCAGGTGCCACTGCAGGCTACCAAGAGGCTAACACAGTCCTAGCTGCCTATGGTCGCTTATGGACTGCAGATACTACAACTAACAAGTCTACAGTGTGGTTCACTGACGTACTAGACGGTACTGATTGGAACACAGGCACCTCAGGCTCAATCAATATCTCTAGTGTCCTCACTCAGGGCTCTGATGACATTGTAGCCCTAGGCGCACACAACGGCTACTTAATCATCTTCTGTAAGGATAACATTATCATCTATAGCGATGGTGATAACTTCCAAGCAGGTATGACTACTTCAAGCTTGTCATTAGTCGAGGTCATCGAAGGTGTAGGTTGTATCGCTCGTGACTCAGTACAGAACACTGGTGAAGACATATTGTTCCTGAGTAACACAGGTGTACGTTCATTGAACCGAACTGTACAAGAGAAGTCTCAGCCAATGAGGGACATCTCTAAGAATATACGTGATGACATCATTCAGGCTATCAATGGTGAAGTCTTAGCTAATGTTAAGTCAGTCTACTCACCAACTAATGCTTTCTACTTACTCACCTTCCCAGCAACCAAGCAGACCTTTTGTTTTGACACTAGGCAGACGCTAGAAGATGGAAGCTTCAGGGTAACCGTATGGCCTGAGCTCACACCTAAGGGTATGTTATCTCTAGGCTCTGATCTATTCTTTGCACAGCCTAACGGTATTGCACAGTACAGAGGTTATCAAGATGATGGTGCTAAGTATGAGATGGCTTACTACAGCAACTTCTTTGACTTGGATATGCCTAACGTAAACAAGATAGTTAAGAAGCTATCAGCCACTACGGTAGGAGCTACAGGTCAGACTTTCGCACTTAAGGTTGGTTATGAGTATAGCCCTATTTACTTTGCACAGACATTCATGCTTACGGCAGGTACTGTATACGAGTATGGTGCTGCTGAGTATGGTGTAGCAGAGTTTGCTGGTTCAGTACTAATCAACGATCAATCAGCACCTACGCAGGGAGCAGGAAACATCATTCAAATAGGCTTTACTACAGACATTAATGGAACTGCAATGTCACTTCAGAAAATATCAATATACGCTAAACAAGGCAAGGTACTTTAACTATGTCCAATTATATCAAAGCAACAAACTTTGCATCTAAGGATGCTCTGACTACAGGTAACCCCCTTAAGACCGTAAGTGGTACTGAGATTGATGACGAATATACAGCTATTGCTACAGCTATCACTTCTAAGGCTAACACAAGCTCACCAGCAATCACAGGTACGCCTACAGCGCCTACAGCTGCCACATCTAGCAACAGCACACAGATAGCTACTACAGCATTCGCTCAGGCGGCCATAGTGGCTGGTGTGGCTGCGGTAACTTCAAGTAATGCTACTAAGGCTCCTCTAGCCTCTCCTGCCCTCACAGGAGCCCCTACGGCCCCTACAGCGTCTGTTGGTACTAACACCACACAGGTAGCTACTACAGCCTTTGTTGCTGCTGCGTCACCTACGCTAGGCGTTAATGGTGTCAACGTGAATGGCACCTTAGTGACTGGGCGTACAATCTACGTAGATACTGATGCTCCAACTGGAGGAGCTAACGGAGACATCTGGTTTGAATATTAAAGCTAAAGTAGGTAGTAGTTGGGTAGCTCCTATACCTCATGTCAACGTAGCAGGTACTTGGACTAAAGTTAAGAAAGCTTATGGTAAGGTAGGAAGCACTTGGGAACAGACTTATCAGTATGAGTCAGTATTCACCTTCGCTGCCACTGAGCATACTGATGTTGATTTAGACTCTCTTAGTTTAGACCGATACCATAATGTTCGTGTAGTTATACCTAGCGGTGCTACATTGGTTGCCTCATCCACTAGCGTCTATGCGCTTAAGACAGGCACTAGTCATACTGCTAAGTTAACCATAGAAAACAATGGTGCTATCTTAGGGCGTGGCGGTAATGGAGGCAATGGTGGTTTAGGCTACTCATATAATGCAATTGCCCATGCAACTGACGGCACTGTTGGCGGTGTTGCAGTACATCTAGAGTCTGACATCACACTAATAAACAATGGTAC